ATGGAGTTTAGTTGACCATAAAAGTTCAATGAAGTATGCACTCGGTAAGCCGAAAGAATTGTACGTAGAAGGCAATGCACTTATAGCCGTTACTGAAATTATAGAAACGGAGATAGGGGAGGATATGCTTAAACTATATGAGGCTAATTTAATCAATCAGCACTCAATAGGTTTTAGCACAATCAAAGCAGAAGCCAATTACGATACAGGCATACGCACAATCAAAGAGTTGATGCTATACGAAGGTAGTGCCGTATTATGGGCAGCTAACCCCGAAACGCCTACGTTAGCTATGTACAAAGGGATGCAGCAAGCAGAGGTGCAGGAAACGCTCAACGGTAGATTAGAAAAGCTACTTAAGGCCTTTAAGCATGGCACATTTACAGATGAAACTTTCTCTTTATTGGAGATAGAAATAAAACAAATACAGAAAGCAATATCAGACATTACCACTCAACCCGCAGCGAAAGCAGTCGAGCCGGACACGAATGCAATAGTATTTGAAGCACTCAAACAATTTAATCACTCGTTAAAATCATTAAAATGACAAACGAAGAAATCGCTGCGGAGGTAAAATCCATTGGAGATAACCTAACGCAAGTATTGGCAAATTCTGCCAACGCAAAAACTGATGCGGCCGAGGCTAAATCAGTAGTTACCGAACTTAAGAGCAAATTAGAATCAGTAGTTTCTGCTGTTGACCTTGCCGAGTTTAAAGGAGTTATGCAAAATCAATTCGATGCCCTTACCACTAAGGTAAAAGCCGGCAATCAGGATTCTGCAAAGAGTTTCAACGAAGTATTATCCGAGAAGTTAGAAGGTCGCAACATTGAAGCCGAAATCAAAAAGAACGGTCGTGTTCTGATTGAGATGCCCGAGGTTAAGACTATCACTTTGTCTTCTAACCTTTCCGGTGATTCAGTTGCTACTTACAATAGCCGCCAAGCTATCAACCCCGGGCAGTTAGTAAACTTCCGTGACTTCGTGCCTACCGTTCAAAGCCCTACAGGCTTGTATGTAACCTATCGTGAGGCTGCTGGTAATGCAAACAACATTGCTGCGCAACTTGAAGGTTCACTAAAGCAAGAGAACAACTATTCTCTCACCGAGGTTAAGACTGTTAATCAGTTCATAGCCGGATTCAACAAGTTCTCTCGTCAAATGCTTGCTTCTTTGCCATTCATGAGCCAAACGCTTCCACGTTTGTTGACTCGTGATTTCTTCAAGGCAGAAAATGCTTCTTTCTTCACTTCCGTATCAGCAGCCGCTACTGGTGTAACTACCAACTCTGCTACTACCAACCTCGGAGATTTAATTCAGTTGATAGGTAATCAGCGTGCTGCTGATTTCAGTCCTTCTGTTATCTTCGTGAGCAATACACAATATAGCACTTTGCTGATTGAATCTTTCACCAACGGTTACTACCTCGGTGCAGGTTCTTTAGGTATCGGCGCAAACGGTGCTTTAAATCTTGTTGGCGTGCCTATCGTTGGCGTTAACTGGATTCCTAATAGCCGTGCATTGGTGCTTGACAACTCATTCATTGAGCGTGTTGAGGTTAACGGATTGAACATTGAGTTATCTTACGAAGATCAAAACAACTTCGTAACTAACATGGTTACTGCAAGAATCGAATGTTACGAAGCTATCAACTTGATGCTTCCTAACTCTGCAATCTATGCTACTATCTAAATTTAGTGGGGAGGGGGTAAAATCCTTCCCCATTATTTTTTACTTATGAAACATATTTCAAAGCGTGAGCGAAAACACCCCACAAAAAAGACTACGCATATTGTGGCACGTACAGAGTTACTTGCCGATGGCAAAATCTGGATCCGAATGGAACGCCCACGACATCAACAAATGGTTGATGAACAGAGGCCACCTTGTCAAGGTGATGACATCAAAACAGAACAATGAGAACTACGAATACGATGGCATTCACGTATTCAATAGAAGCAACGATTGGTACTTTCACCATGATTGGGCTGATATTATCTTCACACAATTAGACTTTGCAGGTGATGTAGCCATTGACTGCAAAAGCACAAAGAAGCCTGCCGTTTGGTTTGCACATAATACTTTTATGTATTCAAGCGTACGTACACACAGAGAGTTGAATGTAGTGTATAATTCATACTGGAATAGTGAGGAATGTAAGTATGCTAACAATGGATTCGTACTGCAGCCACCTGTTGACATCAACCATTACAGGGGTGAGAAAGGGGATAAGATTACTTTGATTAATTGCAATCACAACAAAGGTGCTGAAATGTTCTACCGCATTGCGGAAGCGATGCCGGATAAACAATTCTTAGCCATACAGGGAGGCTACGGGCAACAGATATACAAAGAGTTACCGAATGTTGAATACCTGGCTAATCAGTCGGATATACGTATCGCATATCGCAAAACGAAAATACTACTAATGCCATCCCACTACGAATCATGGGGGCGTACGGCTACTGAAGCAATGGCATCCGGTATTCCGGTAATATGCACCAACTTGCCCGGATTACGTGAGAATTGTGGGGATGCAGCTACGTACTGCAAACAGGATAGATTAGATGAGTGGATTAGTGCTATACGAAATGTGGAGGAAAACTACGAAATTTGCAGTAATAAGGCATTTGCAAGGGCAGAACAGTTGCAGCCGGAAAACAATCTAATTAAATTTGAACAATGGGTAACTACTCTTATATAATAGATTCTAACATCACGGAGGTAAGCTATGCCGAACCCGTAACGCTTGCAGAGGCTAAATTATACATTCGTGTTTCTCATAACTCCGAAGATGCACAAATATCAGAAATGATTCGTGCTGCCCGAATGATAATTGAGAAGGCCACAGGGCTATCTCTTATTACTAAGCAGGCGGAGGTATGGTTCTGCAACAAAGGGGGATGGTTTCAATTCCCACACGGCCCAATAACTTCATCCATTACCCTCTATGATTTAACCACAGGTACAACACTCACCGATAAAACTATTGTCGGCGGCAAACATCCGGTTATAACATTCCCTGCTATTGATAAACTACGTGCGGTGTATAATGTTGGGTTCACCGCATTACCCAACCCATTGAAAACGGCAATACTTGATCAGGTGAATCACTTATACGAGAATAGGGGCGCATTTGATGAAACAATGGGCGTTTGTCAGAAGGCGTGGAGAACTTGTCAGATGTACACTAAAACTTCGCCTATTTTATGAGAATAAAAGGAAATATCCCTAAGTTTCTATCGGCTGAATTACTAAAAGAGCCGATGGTATTAATGGTACCTACTACTTTGACCGATAGTGAGGGGGGATTTACGGTTACCTATGCGGCAGGGAGTACGATTTGGGGTATGTATTTTCCGCTTGGGCAAGACCGACAATTATTATCAGCGGAGGTAACTTTCACCGATTCGGCAAGGGTGTATATCCGCTACCCCCTCACTTTCGATAATACCTATAAGATACAGATTAATGGGTTTGATTATACGATTCATTCGATTACTGATATTGAGAATAGGAAAGAGTATTTTGAAATCACAATATTTAGATAATGGCAGGTTTTGCGCTTGACATATCGGGGATTAAGCAGGTAGAAGATGCCATTAAGAAGATTGATAGTAAGGCTACAAAAGGGCTATCAGATGAGATGGCAGCATCAGCAATCAATATCGAAATAAGTGCAAGGCGGATGGCACCGGGCAACTTGGGTAAGTTAAAACAAAGTATAAACCACGATACAGGTAATTCATTATTCAAATCAGTATTTAGTACGGTTGAGTATGCTCCTTATGTGGAGTTTGGTACACGGGGCAAGGCAAGAATACCAGCTGGGTATGAAGCATTTGCGGCACAATATAAGGCATCCGGCAAGGGCGCAAAGGGTGCATGGGAAGCTATTGAGTTTTGGATAAAGCGCAAAGGCATAGACCCGAAACTAACCTTTGTGATATTTCGCTCTATTATGCGGAACGGTATCTCACCGCAGCCATTTATGATCCCTTCCTATGAGAAAGAAAAACCTGCCCTACTCAAACGCCTAAAAGAACTTTTCTCATGATAATGAAAAACCCCGCCATACCAATAAAACAATGGTTATTTGCCCGATTACAGGCATACGCCTACATAGATGTGTACGATGGCATGACCCCAACGGATGCAAACGGAGAGTATATTGTTATCAGTTCCCGAACTGCGAACCAGGGGGAGGGCAAAGACTGCTTTCAATTCGAGGTATCGGCTAACGTGGATATAGTAACAAAGGGTAGTAATTTCGGATTTAAGAGGGCAGAGCAAATAGCAGAATTAGTCGTGAACGGTATTAATTCCGATACGGTGGTAACTTTGCCGGTCGGATATGACTGTAAAAACGTGGTATGTGAGAGTATAAACAACCTTGAAGATTTAGACCCATTTGAGAATACTTTTCGTGTAATAATTCGTTATACCTTTGTAATCACTCAAACAATATAAAATGGCATACACTTTCGTAAACGGCAGAGATATAATTCTGCAAATTGACTGGGATAACAATACTACGTTTCTCCCGGTTGCGTGTCTAACTTCCGTATCAATGGACATCAAAAGAGATGCTATTGATGCGGATTCCAAATGCGGCGATAACCAACTCCCTGGAGATTCTGTAATGCAGACCATTTCGGTTAGCGGTAATGCAATTGACCAAACCGGAACAATTGACAAGGAAAGCTACGAGCGTTTGTATTCTTTGGTAGGAAGCAAGGCAGTAGTAGCTGCTAAGTTCGGCCCCGCATCGCCTGTATCCGGTGATATTGTTTACACTGGTAATATATTTGTTACCTCTATAAAACTTGATGCAAAAGATAAAGACCTGATGAAGTTCGATGCCGAGTTTGGTGTACAAAGTGCGCCAATGACCCAAACTAAAACGTACTAATTTATGATGCCATACGAATTGAATATTTCGGGAGGTATTGTAAAATTGGAATGGGGAACGTGGGCGATGCACCGATACTGCGAACTGAATGGAGATATT